GTAAAAAATCAGCATAATTATCCAGCAATTCTGGTTCTGTAATTCTTACTCTAAATGCTGTAATCCCTACAGGAGGCGCCATTATTCAATTATCCTATATAAATCTAAAACTCGTTTAATGTGGGGAGGAAAATTTGCAGTAAGAGCGGGCCTATTAACTGACTCACCCGCTAGAGAAAATCCAGCTCGGTCTTGCTCTTCTTTATGGAGTAATTTAATATAATCTAGAGTAGCTAGTTTTAAATCAAAAGGAATCTCTCCGCTCTCATACCCTGCACGATAATTAACCTTAATCGCTTGAGGAAAGTTTTGAAAAGTGCTCGGTCCATGTAAGCTTAACTTTTGATAACCAGCGCCAGAACCTACATTTCTACTAATTTCTCCTGTGTCTTTTTTAAAAATGAATTGAGCGTCAGAGGCATGTGAATCATTTACAGTTACATCTGCGTTTGATCCTTCAAAGTGAAGTAACAAAACAGTATCATCATCTGTTAAGTGCTGATACTCTGGAGCAGTAAATGCTCCAGAATAGTGAGATGATTTAGAAATTCTTAGCTCATCCATGTGTCCTGTAAACTGTGAAAGAGCTGCTGTATTACCTGATTTTGCAATAAGTAAGTCTCCACTAAAGTTTGGAGCATCTACAGTTTTTGCTACTGTAACTGTGCTACCTATTTGTGTGCCATTCCTAAATAATTTGAGAGAAGTGTCGCTCTTACTTACTGCGAGATGATGAAAAGTATTAGCGGTATAACCACTAGTAGCAGCGTGTGCAACATTCATAACTTCAGTGCCTGCATCTACTACTCTAAACTGGAGTCCTTCTAATCTATTATATCTAAGTTGCCAAAAATTATTAACATCTTGATGTTGTTCCACTAAAACTTGTGTGCTACTAAAACTAGCAAATCTAGCTTGCACATCAACAGTAAAGTCACCTGTATCAAACCACCAATCGTCTCCATTAGAGGTTGTTATAAAATCACCATCTCCATCAAAGTATACGGAAGATTGTCCAAATTTTTTAATTCTTGTAGTTAAATGAGTGTCCCCAGAAACGTCCATAGTATGATTATCTTTGTCTAAGTTAACCATAGTTCCTCCAGAAGCTGGAGGGTCTAAACTCTCATAGCGAGTTCCGTCATACTCAAAAACAGAGTATACATTTGCCAAAGGGAGTCGAGAAGTAAAAACCGAACTAAAGCCTCCATCAAAAGTTTCTTGATAGTTATTCGCTAATACTTCTCTACCTATATAGTGTTCTACAACACCACATGCATAATTAGTAGCATTTGTTAATCTACCATCATGAGTATCACTATTAATACTTAGATAATCTTTTACATCTGCTAGAGCAACATATGGATATTTTCCTAAATTACTTTCAGTGATAGCCACACTAATTCCCCTTTATATTATTTTTTCCAGAATGATTTTTTTGTAGGAGCAGGATCTTCTTCTACTTCCTCTTCTTCATCTTCATCTTCTACTTCTTCATCATAATCATCATCGTCGTCTTCTTCATCATAATCATCTTCGTCTTCGTCGTCTTCAACAACTTCTTCCTCTTCGACAACTTCTTCTACTTCTGGAGCATCTTTAGCCCAATCTGCGACAAAGTCATCTAACTGCGCTAGCCCATAACCATGTTTCATAGCCCAATTCTTTACTTCTTCCTCTGTTTTAAAACCTTCTGCTTTGACTTTTTCAATATCAGAAGCGACATCTGCATAATTTGTCATTTATCTTCTCCTTTTTACTAATAAGGGGAGGCAGATAAGAAACCTACCTCCCCTTGGGTTAGTCAACTATGTAAAGCTAATTAATTATTAACCAGCTTCAATTAACGATGCATATGCAAAGTTTGTTGCGTCAAGAGCTGCATTGCTGTTAGAGCTAAGTGCTTTGAAGTCAAAGCGGGTGCTCATGTACATTGCAGTGACCTGCTGACGAGGCTCGTACTCGCTCTCAATTTCCATACCACGGCGTTCAGCAATAATGAACCCAGGCTTGTAAACGAGAACACCAAGTTCGTTACCCGTGCTACCAACATTATCCATGAATTCAGAGATAACAATTGGAATACCATAAATGGCACCAACTGCACCTGTGAGATAAGTAGCGTTAGGACCGAACTTGTCGACCGTGCGGAAGTCAGAGAAGCTAACCAGCTCATTGTAGCCTTCAACAGAAGTTACATAAACTAGGTGATCACCTAACTGAAGTCCATACTTGCCCATTTTGGCACGAGCAGAAGCGATGTCAGAGGCATCAGCCTTATCGTTTCCACCACCTGTGGTCGTTCTTAGACCAGAGATATCATCGGCAAGAGTAGCAACACCCTTAATTACTGATGCGTAACCAGCACCTGCGGTAATTGCGTTTGTTGGGGAAGCTGTGAAGCCGGAAAGGGCTCCTGTTCCACGAAGGATTCCTTTGTCAATGGCGCGAGCCAAACGACGTGTCGCAGCGCGACGGAGGAAATCCATAAGAGGTAGAACTGTATCTTCTTCTTCATCCTTGGCTAGGTGTGTTGTAGCCATGAATTTATGAGGGGTGAGTTCTACGGCACCGATGGTGTTCTGATTTGTGGTCGGAACATTAGTCGCATCAGCAATACCCGTGGCAAAAGTGCCAGAAGCAAACTGAGCAACATCACCGTCAGTGTCTTCCTTTGCGACAGGAATTCTAAATGTTTTCGCATCTACTTGAAGTCTGTCAAACATAGGAGCAATTACTAGCTGCTGTTCCATTTCCTCATACACATTGGATGAGAAGTTAGATAGGAACTGGTCAACTGAAGTAACAGCCTTAATTTTTTGACCCATTTTAGTATCAAATGGATCGCGACGGCCAAGGGCAGTAGCAAGCATATATGCATTTGTCATGTCCTTAGTAGAAAACTGCTCTTTACTTGTGTGAGAAGTTTCCTGATAAACCATCTTAGATTGTGAGAGGGCAGAGATCTGCTCCTCATATTTTTTCATCTGAGCTTTAAGTTCTGCAACTTGCTCAGTTTCTGTAGGAGTATACTCTCCCTTTTTATCTTGAGCGTCAGCCTCAGAAAGAATTGCCTCACCAGTCTTTTCAACAAGCTCGGCAACTCGCGGCTCGGAAACCACAGCAGGAGCACTCTTCTCTTCAACTACAGGGGTAGCTTCAGCAGGGGCTTCTGTCTGGGCTTCATTTTTAACAACGATTGGATCGCCAACGTCTTGTGTCGCCATTGTTTCATTCTCCTTTGAATTAATAGTTTTATGACCGTGAAGCATTAGAGCTAAATCTTTTTCCTCAACTTCACCTGACTTAATCTCGTTCAATTCCTGAATTTGATTAATCATATGATTCGCAACTTGATAATTTGTATCTGTCCATTCATCTGATGGAGTAATTTTCAAATTGATAGTCTTATTTAGTTTTTCTTGATCGTCTTCGGTATTTACCTTTGACTTCAAATCGTATAGTTCTTGTTCACTTAAAGTAACAAGATGATTAAACGTATCTTTAATTTCTACCCGATCTCTATCTGTAAACGTTTTTGTTGAAACTTCAGTCAAAGTAATATCAAACTTTGTCCCTAAATCCCAATTATTGACGACAGATAAAGTCTTGGCATCAACGTCAACACTATTATCTAACGATTTTCCGTTTAAGTCAACTTCTAAAAATTGATAAAACGGGTTTTGGGCGGTTGCCAACTTAACGACTTTCCACCTCTTATTTTGGTATTTCACAAAATCATCATGTGTTAACCGTGATGTTTCCGTGCTGAGAAGATTAACAAAAGGAATGGGTTCGTAAGGATCAGCGCTAATTGCTTCATCCTCATCATCTTCTATTTCCTCTTTTTCCATATCATCTGCTTCAGAGGACGTTGACAAAGTCACCGTCACCTCTTCTGATTCAGTTATGGCATCTTCAACAGAAACACCAGATGTTTCAGTAAGTTCTTCTTCAGTAACTGAATTGTCACTCATTTCTTCATCTCCTTTTCTGTTTTCCGATTCTGTTAAGAGATTCATAGACCCATTACCCATCGCCTCAGACGGGGATAGTGGTCTTTGTTCCTCCATAACTTCGTTTTGCATTTCGCTAGGTTTTACCATGAAAACCATTTCATGCGTGTGTGAAGTAGGCTTTTGAGCCTCTATTAAATTATAATATCTAACCTCATGAAAATGTTTTTCTCCATGAGAGGTATAGGTTGTAACTCCGTTACCGTCTTTGTCTACTTCAGCTGTGTGGTAGTGTCCACCTACGTAAGCAGTAACACCTACACTAACGTCATCCGCTTTCTTTTCTTCGTTATTTTTAGCGAATTGTTCTTTAAATTTTTTGTATTCTGTATCATCGTCAAAACTTTTACTTACGCTAAATAAACTTTCTTGATTACAAGGAACGCTAACAACACTAATTTCTAACAATTCTACGTCAGTAATTTTCATCGTATCGGAATCTCTATCATAATCTCCGTCTTTAACCCTAAAACCGACACTAAAGCTTTTTAAAGCTCCATCTTCGATTAGGGTTTGAACACCATGTAGTTTTTCAGCAGCTTGACTAACAGCAGCTTCCACGTATATACCTTTTTTATCAACAGTAATATTATCTACTCGTCCAATAGGTTTTGCATGATCATGTTGATAAAGTAACACGGGATTTTTTCTATAATTATCTACCCCTTTTGCCCAAGCAGTTGCAGGAATGACATCACCAGACCGATCTTTGTCTGTTGTGTTAGCATATCCAGCAATTTTAAGGGATTTATCTTTTTTTATGAGTCCTTTTGTTTCTAAGGGACTATTATAATAAAATGTTTTACTCATTAAATTTCATCCTCTGTGGGGGCGCTCCCATTTATATCTTCCTCTGCGCTAGGTCTACCTCCTTGAGTAGGGTCGGTAGCACTACCAGTAATATTTTGAGGAATTCTAATATTATCTGAATCGCCATCTTCAAGTTTTGGAAATCTTAATCCTCGTCTCGCTTCGTTCGGAGTGATTATTCCTGTGTTAACCAACGTTGAATAATAAATTGCTTGAGTTCTATTATCAGGTTGTAAAGATAGTATAGCAGTTTTATCGGGTCTTATGCTAATGTTATTATTAAAGAAATGAGAAAAAGCACTACAAAATTGCTCTAAAATAGGCAATACCGTGTGGTTATAGAATAAAACCTGGTTAGCTTGTATATTCGCGTTGTTACCACTTTTTAACATTACATAAGGCACTCCAAGAGCTTTAGCCATATCTTGTTGAATTCTTTCAATAGAATTTTCAAAGTCTAATTCATTAAAGTTTATTTGAGAAAATTTATCTATTTTTAATCCACCATCTAAAATAGCAGGAGAACGAGCGCCATTAAACAAGCTAGTATAACTCTGTCTCCAAGACTCTAAAAGTCTATATTTAATTTTTTGACTTAAAACATTATCTGTTGTAAGAACAAACCCGGGAACAGCATTGTTTTTAAAAAACTGTCTTTGAAAATTAATCATGTAATAGTATAGCTCGAAAAGTCTTTCTAATGGGCGAAGCCTGCTATACCCTCTGAAGATGCTTTCTTCGTTTTCGCTTTTAACATGGATTATTTCATTAGGTAAAAACTGAATAGCTTCAGATTTTCTAGCTTTACCATAACCAAACAAGTCTGACTCGCTTTGATTTCTTAAAAGATAATTATAATGAGATACAAACGCCCTTTCATCAGGGACAATTTCCATGTCGTTAGCAGGAATTACATAAATTGCGCCACCTTCTTGGTCTTTATCGTAATAAAAAAAGGCGTTACCATCTAGAAAAAAATCTAGAAAGGCACGCCTAAATAGTCTAACTCTATCTTCAAAAGGATTTGGTTTATTTTGTAAAAGTTTATGAACTTTTTTAGAAGGAGAACCTCCTTCGATGACAAGAGGCACTTCTATCAAAGCATTAATAACTATGTCCACAGAACGATGAACAATCTCAATTTCTCTATATGCTTTTTCAAAGTCTACAATATTTTCAGGACTTGAAAAAGGTTCCTGAGCAGCGATAGATGGCTGAATAGGATTAAGTTTTTCTGAAAGATATTGTCTCCACGCGGGAACATCCTGTGCCATTTTTTAGTTCTTCTCCTTTTGGATTTCAACCCATTTTTTTACTTTTTTCACCATCAAATTATCATATCTTTGTCCAAATATGTTATGTAATCTTTCGTGATGATTTTTACACAAAGTTAAAGCATTATCATTAGATAGCTCCCAAAAATAGTCTTCTTCAAAGCGCTCTCTATAGACATTTATCTCTTCTACAGTGTTTATTTCTTTTATATTGTTTTTTGTGCACCAAGAATTAAATAATTCAGAAACACTATAAAGATGATGAAACTCTAAATTATCTTTTGTGCCACAAATATAACAATTATCTGTTTTTTGATAACGTTTTTTTAAATAATCTCTAATATATTTTACAGGAAATCTTTTTAACATACCAGATAAATTTTACTTACTTTTTTCGTAGTGTATCTTTTTGAATTCTTGTATCACTTCCCACCTCATTTTACAATGATCAGGGTGTTTATTTAGCCCAACATTTTTTTCATCTAATAAAGTAACCTCTGTTGCGATAGTTCTGTGTTTACTTTTAAAATAGTGAGAAAAAGCTAAAGAAACTAGTAAATCATCTCCTCTTTTTATTATTCCCCAAGGTTTAATGTAGGTATCAAATACTTCTCTTAAACTATCGTTGTCTACTGCTAAACAAGAACCTACAGCATAGTCCACTTCTTTGTCTACACACCAAACATCAATTAAATCTTCATACTTTTTAGCATTATTACTATTTTTACCGTATATACTTATAAGAGATTTAGGAAATTCAGCTACATTCTTTCTTAATTTAAATAAACAATGTTTAGTAGGTAAAATATCGTCATCTAATATGATAGAATACTTAAATTTAGACTGAGCTGCCCAATACCAACGATCAATACACCACTTATTTTCTTTATTATTATGAAAAAGAACCTTTGATATTTCAAGATTGCTTTTTTGTCCATTATTTACTATCACAATAGGCATAAAACCTTGAAAACGGTAAGCAATTCTTAAAACATTTTCTAATCTTTTATAGTTTAGTATGATTAATTGAGTATCTCTCATAATCATGATGCAGCAAATATCCCAACAGACCGTTTTTGGTGAGTATAAATTGCGTATCTAAGAGCGTCACTAGCATGAGAAGCCCAATCATGCACAGGTTTAGGGTTTTCAGTCTTAGGATTCCATTTATAACTGCTTAACGAAGAGTAACAATGTGCACATTTATTTACATCAAACTGTATACGATCATTTTCTACTAAAACTTGTACTGCAGCAATTCCATCATTAACAGACTTTATAGCGTTTTCACAATAAATATCATAGTCATATGCTAAATCTGCTTTAAGTTGTTGAGCAGCACTATCAATGTATATAGAGTCAATGCCCCACTCGTCTATTTTTTCTTGAATTTCTTCTGCAAGACTACTGGTAGTAGTTTCATTTGATACATACTCATCTAATATATAAAAAGTATCTCCATCTGTCGCTATCACCACAAAAACATTTTCATCTCTGTACCCAACATCTAATCCTGCTATAAATTCAAACCTTCTGTCCCTAGGTTGTATATTAGAAAGATCAAGTAAGTGTTTGTCTTCACTTAATTCATAAACCTGTTGTTCTGTTGTTGTCCATTCACACTCATACTCTTGAGCAAATAACTTTCTAGTAGACGATCTTCTAGCTTCTTCTATGTCTTTTTCTTGTAAGAGATTGTTAGACCTCCAAGTATGTAAACCACTCCCCCACTCAGGAAACTCATTATCTTCTCCTCGTAAAAAGTAAGAGTATAAATAGTTACCTTTTCCTCTTGGGGTAGATATAAACAACGCTCTAGAATCTTCAAAAGTTGACAGAGCAGGTCTTAAGTCTCTAGTAAAATACTCGTCGTCATCAATAATTGCTGCTTCGTCCACAATTAATAAATTAGCAGCTCTTCCCACTAAACTATCTCTATTATTAGCACTTAGTAGTCTAAAAGTAGATCCATTTATAAGTTTTACGACTTTATCTTTTTGATTAAACCTATCTACTTCAATCTGTAAATTTTTAATAATGTCAGTAGTGTAATCCCAAATAATTGAAGATAGTGAGAAGTTTGGAGCAACGATCATCACTTGTTGATTAGGTTCAAGTAATTTTGCAAAAGCTAAAACAGCAGCCCCTAAACTCTTTCCTGTTCTTCTTGCAGAAATATGAACCCAAAAACGATGTTCATCCAATCCTCTGGCCATATCCCACTGACTATTATTAAAAGCTATTCCGTGATGTTCATTAACAATAAGCTTAGTTAGTAGTCTTTCGATAGGTATTCTAAAATAACTTTCTGACATTTCCCCTCAAGTCTTTCTTCTACCCCCACTTTATATTACTAAATGCTGCGAGGGCAGCCACAGCAGCTGCTACGGTTGTCCCTACAAAAAATAAAGTTCGTAAACTTGTTTTACCTTGTGTCGCCAATGTTTTTAATTCTAAAATTTCTTTGTGTACCGAATCAAGTTTCTCTTCATAAGAAACAAAAGTGCTTAATATGTTTTCATATCTTTCTTCACAAACAGCTTCATGTGTACTCAAGTGAGTTTTAGTCTCTTGAGAACGCTCATGTAGTACATTAATGTCTTTTTCAAGGTGAGACTTCAGTTCATCGGCCATTATACTATTACCCTACTCTTTAATAAAGAAATTTACAACAGCTGTTGGAAAAATCATATTAGGGGTAATCGCTGAGTGAGCTGCTACTGCTGTTACAGCTGTTGACTGCGAAGAGTCTTTAGCTGACGTAGCAAACGTGGCAGTTGTTAAACTGTGCGCTGAGATAGAAGTTGATTCTGAAGCTTTTGTAGAACTTGCAGACATCGAACCAGTCATAGTTCCCACAGTACCGTTGTTTGTACCTTTTCCGAGAAGTAATCTATCTTTTAGGTCTGGAATAGCAAAGGTGTTGTTTCCGTTTCCAGCACCAAATCCAGTACCAATAGCGGTAAATAATCTCGAGTATGTTGATCTAAGAGGTGTTGCACCATCACAAAGTAAATAACCATCTGGGGTAGAAGTACCACCATATGCTATGATAGTTCCTGCAGGAACTAGCTCTGCTGCGACTCCTTGCACATTAGCCTGTTTTACTCCTCCAATTGTTGTTGCAATTGTAGATACATTGGCTGTGCCTCTAATATCTAAATTGAACCCGCTGGTAGCTGTAGCATCTCCCATTATAAGATTAGCTACTCCTGTGGAACTTACTCTAATAACTGCGTTTGCAGGTGTTCCAAAACTCGTTGTACTTGCCGCAGGATTAGAGTTACCGGAAAGACCTAAGTCTCCTCCTTCAACGGGAACAAGAATTCCTCCTGCAGTACTGCCGTCGTGAATCCTGATCTGATCTAAATCAGTATCAATCGACAATTCACCTACAGCACCTGTAAAGGAGTTGTTTTGTGACGTTGTTCCTCTTCGTAGTTGTAATTGAGTTGGCATTTTTTAATTCTCCTTAATTATGACAGAGCGCCTTGATCTGCTGTTCCTAATTGTCTTTCTGGGTCTGTTAATAAATCTAATACTGTTAATGAGCTAGTGGCAATATTAAAAGCGTCGTTAGTACCGCCAGTAACCGCTCCACAATCATGGTTAGATCCTAATACTGTTACAGGGTTTGTGGCGGTACTAATAGTAGTAAAGCTTAAAGTACCCGCCCCATCAGTTACTAGTGCTTGTCCATCACTACCATCTGCTGTTGGCATAGATAGCGCAACACTGTTTGTTGTTAAAATAAGTTTGCTTCCGTCAGATGAAATAGATTCACCTGCGTCATGAAATTGTAGTGTGGGGGAACCTCCTGAGTCTTTTAATAACAGACCAGTATCGTGAACATGCGTTAATGTAATTTCACCATTCTGACCAAATGACGCAACTGCTGCATCAGTTACAAGTTTAATATCATCACCGAATACAGCATCTCCAGCAACAGATAATCCACCATCTGTTTGCAGAGATCCATCTGTTGTAGTAGTCGCTTCCGTAGTGTCGTCTACTACTAATCTACCACTAAATGTTCCTGTTGTACCTGTTAAAGCACCTGTATTAGCTGTCCCTCTAACATCTAAATTATGGGAAGAAGTGGCAGTAACATCTCCAATAATAACATTACCTGCTCCACTAGCTGCGTGTGTCCTTACTACGACATTAGCAGGGGTTCCTAGGCTAAGAGCAGTAGCGACAGGAGCAGTGTTACCTGCTATACCTAGTCCTCCAGCAATTGCAGTATCCCCATCAGCAGCTATTGTTACTGCATCAGCTTTAGAAGCTACACCAATAGTACCGCCGTCCTTTATTTTAATATCGTCTTTAAATGTGACTATCCCATCAGACGCAATTTGAATAGCATCTGTAGCGCCAGCAGAACCAATATTTCCATCATTTGGAACTTGCACACCCCCATCAGCACTCAAAGCAATTGTTGTTGCGGTAATCGCACCTGTATTAGCAGTTCCACGAACGTCAAAAGTATGTCCAGAAGTTACAGCAGTTGCTCCAACAATAGCGTTTGTTGTAGCTAAAACTGTACCAATAACATGAGCGTTAGCGGAAGGATTCTCAAGTCCTCCAAGAGTAATTCTGTTTTGTGTTGCGTGTACATTCGCTACATTAGTAACGTCTGCACCTAGTCCACCTAGAAACTTATCAACTCTAGTTACCATTTACTTTTTCCTTTTTCGGGT